CAGTAATCGCCGTTTGTTTCATAATTGTGTCGAATACCATCGCCTTCTTAACTGGGATATCATCCATTGCTTTGGCGACAGCTTTGATGGTGTCTGCCAACTCTTTCATCTGACTTGTTGTTACGGAAGCCAATGATTCTGTGAAAGTTGCGATTGCTTCGAGATCATCTGTCGAGATACTCCAAAGTGCAAGTGATAATAGCCCCATCCCAACTGCCATCGCGCCCAATCCTACGCCGGCTGCAATCAATCCAGCGGATCCAAATGCTGCTGCTGCCAGAAATCCCCCCAGACTGATGAGTTTTTCAAATGAGATTGCGTCAAATAATTTTGCCATCCCTTCTGCCATTAGACCAATACCCGCTGCAGCAAGACCGATGCCGCCACCTATCAACACAATAGCAGCACCAAGCGCCAACAAAGGGGGTGATGCTGCGCCGGCAGGAACAGTAACTGCCGCCAACCCCAGCGCAAGACCTTTAAAGCTTAGTCCCAGTGCGGCAATCGGCACTCCCATCGCTATTATTTGACCAATAGACATATCCTGCATCGCTTCCGCCATGAAAGCAACGCCTTTGCCTGCTGCCATGAACCCAACACCAAGACCGAGCAAAGCAACACCAATTGCGGCGATGGTTGCGGCGGTTGCCATTCCGCCGGCGGCGGCTCCAGCGGCTGGCGAGGGTGTTATATTAGACTTCTTTTTAACTGTATCGAGTCTATCGTAAGCGTTTGTTTGACGATGAATTGCGGCGGTAGTTGTTTTAATTTGTGCCAATTCTTTGGTTCTCGATACTCCAAATAACGTTTCTTTGGCTGCCATGAAACCCTTTTTGATGGCGACGGCTGCCAATATCGCCTGATAGGCAACATAGGCGCCTGTAAGCACCATAACAACTTTGGCATTATCTGCCAGCAGCCTTGCCACCCACGCCAGAGCATTCGCTATATTTTCAACAGCCGGTGCAGACTCCAAGAAAATAGTCTTTAATGTTTCTTGAATCGTCATTAAATCTTTTGCTCTCTTGGCTTGCTCTTCGTATTGTTTAGCGGTTTTTTGACCGGATCCAGCCAAGTTATCCATATTTCCAGAAAGCATGAGTGCAAGATCACCAACATCTGATAAGCCAAGCGAATTTGTGTAAAATTGTTTTTGATAGTAGGACATATCATCGAAGGTTAGTCCCGTATCGAGTATTGCATCGCGGATCATTCCAAAACGCTCAGCAGGATCTGTAGCCATCATGAGATCCATGGCATTTACAAAGTTTCCGCCCAACGCGGCGTTCAATTGACCTGCTTGTTCTGCTGCGCCTTCAAATGTATCAAACTTGTTTGTGATCGCCAGTACTTTCTCCATCTCCATACCAGTAATCTTTTGAACTCTCGCCAATTCTTTAAAGGCTTTGCCACCTTGGTGACCAAATTTGGCTATCTGTGGACCCATTTGAGCAAACTGTGCTGAGAGTTGGGCTGGTGCCACCCCTATAGCTTTTGCTGTTTCTGATAGTTCACCTTGAAACTCTCGGGCACGACCAACACTCATTCCTAGCATCTTTGTGGAAGACTGTATTCCTTTCGAAAAGTCGGCTGTTGCAACACCGTAAGATTCTTGCATTACAGTAGCTGTTTTGATTAATTCTTCTCTCTGTTGAGGCAGCAACATAGTGAAGTCGGTGAAGTTATCAATTAAATCACCAGTTCCTTTGGTAAGCTCCTCCATGGAGACGCCTAATTGTGCTTGTTCTCCATAAATTAAACCTAATTGCTCCTCATACTTCTGACCCATCGCGTATTGGGTCTCAAAGGCTTTTGAAGCCTCGTCAAAAGACGTTATCATACCAACCATGCCGTCGATAAATTTACCTGTCAGCATGCCACCAAGCTTCTGGAAGCCAACGTTTAATTCGCCCAAGATCAGTGTTGAATCTTGAAACGCGAGTCCAAGCTTCATGCCGGCTTTCGAAGCAGCCTGAACAAGAGAGGTTTGTTGCCTCATATTCTTGTTCATTTCCTCTTGGACACCTAATATCTCATCTTGTACTTCGAGTCTTTCTTCTAAAGCTGCGACTGCCGCTAAATCCTCAGCAGTAATTGTTTCTTTTGTCTTTAATTCTGCTTGAAGTAGTTGAAGCTCGTTTTCCATAAGATCGCGAGCGACTTGTCTTTTAAGTAAGTTTGCGTCTAATGTGTTGCCGATACCAGAAAGTTTTTCCTGATAAGCCAGCAACTCAGCATTAGTTTTCATGAGATACTGCTGGTCTTCTCTACGTCTTGCTATGACACTATCTAAATGAGCAAGCTCTTCGTCATTAAATGCGTTCGCTTCCTTTTTTAACCTAATTTGTTCAAGAGTCAGGTTATTAAGTTCTGCTAATTGTTCTGGGGTCAGTGACAATTTAAATCCCTCGCATTGATGCTACAATAATTAGTTATTAACCAAAAAAGACAAGGTTCTTAAGAACCCTGTCTTTTTACTCGGTCTGCCAATTCGTTTGGCATCTTAGGTTGATTAAATGAAGTTAGCTCTTGGGCGCCGTTTCCTCTACCCTTTGATGCATTCTCATATGCTTCATTTTCTGCTTTAATTTGTCTCAATAATCTCTTAACAAACCAATTTCTTAGTCCAAGAGGTAGATTGTATGCCTCGGAGAGTGACCAGCCTCCTGAATATTTCAGGAAGAAAAACTGCTCATATACGTTCTCCATGTACTCACCGGTCAGGCCAAAAAAAGTCCGCGGTGAGCGGCACCTCCATTTGTTGTTCGTGATCACACTCGCCGCAAGAGAAGTGTTGTGTTAAATCAACGTTTGGTGCTGCTTGCTTATAGCACAGTCTTAGATGACGAGCGTCCAGCGAGGGAATGTTTTCAATCAAGTAATTCAACGCCTGTGGTGTCTCATCGCCATTGACTGCAACCACCATGCTTCTAATTTGGCTTGTTACTGCTTGTTCTGGCTTTTTGCGCTTTCTAGCGTTCTCAGCTTGAGCGAGCATGCTCTTTTCATCGGTTCCGTCTAAAAGCCTGAATGCAACTTCAACCTTGGTTCTGGGCAGCGTGGTAGTAAACGTACCATCATCGTTAGCGGTGAGCGCTAATGAATTATCGCTTTCTCCAACGTGGATATTGGCGTTATTTAAATCAAAAGAATACTCCTGACTTGCTCCGCAGTTTGGACAGTTAACGGTAGTGTTATAATCGTTACCATATCCAGACACTCTCGCGGCGATTAGGATAGCGTTCCTATCTCCCACCAAAAGACTATCTGAATTTACTCTTCTGTCCAAAATCAAACTCTGAATCACTCTATCGATAGCGACACCGTTCTTGAGAAGAGTTCTCGAAGTAAGGATATCTTCCTCTTTAGCAGTCATTTGCTTGATTTCAATTGTGTTTTGTCCATGAAGGGGGTGGTTTTCTGAATAAAACCTTCCACCCGATGGAAGTTCTACAAATTCGGTCGGAACTACGAAAGCGAATCCCGGATTTTCTTGTAGAGCTTGTTCTGGGGGTGAGCTAGCTTGCGGGGTGCTCGAACCCATACGATCTCTATTGCGTGACAATGTACACCTCTATGTTTTTATGTTATGCGTTGAAGAATGATTGTTGGGAACCAGCGGTAGCTGCAGATTTGCCTTCTGTCTCTAATCTAGCCCAATCGTACTTGATAGTAACTGAAAGCTCAGTCAAATCATCATTTCCATACTCAAGGTTATCACCATATTTCACTTCTGTTAAGAAAGAATTCCACAATGTCCATGTCTCTAGCGGATTTCCATCGGAATCAAGCTGAGTAATGATAACTGTGCCAAGCGCAGATGCTGATTTAGCTTTAGAGATCGATGAGCGATCTTCTGCATTGGTAGGTGGTTTATATCCGGAGCCCTCAATGATTGATGACAGAGTTGCAGACATGTCTGGATCAACTGGGTCGACCATTGTGACTGTAATGTCATTCCAAGTCACATTTCCTGGGTAGTAGAAAGTGTGATTCAGGTATTTGTGCTCTGCTGCGTTAATAGCAAAGGAAGGCTTTGTAGCTGTCTTAGCATACCAAAGTTTCGCGCCGCCTTGAGCAGCTTGAATTCCTTGAAATTCGACAGTAAATCTAAAATTTCTTTTTGGATCGTTTAAGCCCGCGTTCTCTCCAAAATTTTCTGACCAGAATGGCATATGTTAGGTACTCCTGTAAGTTCTAATTTAATTAGTGGGTAAGGGGGAAAATCCCCCTCATTTATTCGATTAGTCGTCGAATGATGCGCCCGTGTTGGCAATCACGAAGTCAATCGCGATGTACTCAATAGCACGTGCTGGCTTGACCATAATCTTCGCATACATGATGTTCTGATCAATGAGGTCAGGCGTTGTTGTAGTCTCGTCGAGAATCAATCGATAGTCGGTGATACCGAACTGAACCTTGACGTTTGCAAGGAATGGTTCGACAAGTGACTTGAAGCGATTCCAAGTTGACTGCACGTTCTGCTCGAAGAGCACCTCTGTGGAAAGGATGGAGATCTGCTTCTTCAAGTAGATGACCAATCTTCTCACATTGATTCTGTCGAGCGCTGATTGGCGCTCTTGGAGAGTCTTCTGACCGAAGACCACAATTCCACTAGATGGGAATGAAGCAATCGGGTTGATGTTAGCATCATACAGAGTATCTCTCTCCTTAGATGTAAGTCTCTCGGTTACATTTGTAACTGGGATTCCTGCCGCACCATCGGAAAGTCCGCCGCGGTTGAAACCAGCGGGAGCGTACCAGAGATGAGAAGCTGCTTGAGAGCTAGCTAGAACACCCATCATTGCAACAGATGGTGGAACCCAAATGGAGCGACCACTGTTAGCATCGCGAGTCTGGACCCATGGATAGAAGGTGGCACCATAAGAGGAGTCGATTCTTCTATTTCTAAGAGCAGTGACTGAAGCGTTAACTCCAACACCAAGTCTATCAGCCTTATTGGACTTATAGACCTCATGTTGCGGATAGTAAAGATTCGGAAGATCAATAATAGCCATTGTGTCTCCGCGATCCTCACTAACGTTTACCATATGGTTGTTGAGGGAATCATTTGTGATTCCTGGCATCGCAATAAGGTTCATGTTTGCTGACTCAGGATCTGCAACTGTATCAATTGCCCTCTTGAGCGTGTAGTAAGGTGAACTGTTCGCCTCTGTTGCTGTAGATGTCATACCTGTATTGTAGAGAGGATCTGGGACCTTAATATCGAATCCATCGAATCCGCCATACAACGGTGCAGTAAATCTATCGTATCCTGCTGCCAGGACTGTCTTATAGGTTCCACCATCGGCAATTGATGCAGCTGTTCCAGCAACATAAGAGCCAGACTTCCAGAAGTAAGCATTGTTTGCGCCCACTTTCAAGTCGTTCATTGAGAAGATGTACGAAGATATGTACATTCCTGAGCCAGCCATGCTGTATGTCGCTCCTTCAGCGATGTTTCCATCCAGCATCTTGTTGAAATCACCAACACTCGCATCTGCGCGGCTTGAACCACTGGTTCTTGTGTTCTGGTAACCGAAGCAAGCGTTTCTTTGGTCTGCCATTCCACCATCCGATGAGGAAAGACGAAGTCTAACTTCTGGGAAGGATAATCCACCAAGTGCTCCGGAGGCGACGGAGCCGCCGTGACTGAGCCCTATAGTAAGTGGTGCGTTACTGCTGCTGGCAAGGGCACCGCCGTTTGCCCAATAGACTGCGCCGGCTGCGAGTGATGTTCTGGTGAGTGCGTCCACTGTCTTATACTTGGGTGGTCCCCAGTAGCCGAATGGAAGGAGAAGTGGGTTTGCGCCACCATCTTCTACATCAGACTGGAGTTCGACGTAGACATACTTAGAATTATTTGGGTAGTCTCCGTATGTTTTCAATCTTCTCTCGCTCTCGACCCAGCTTTGGTAAGTATCACCAATTCTGCGACCGATGAAATTCGGACTAGTTGGATCAAGTGTAAGGTTATCAAACCTCTCTAATACTTGTTGGTTTCCATCAGTGTCGTTCAAAGAACGCAGGACCACTGAGAAAGTTCCATAATCGGTAGTTGTGGAAGCAGAAGCTCTGATCTGTTCAATAGAAACTTTGACGTTTCTGTTGAGCCATCCACCATGACCTCTTCCGACAAGCCTAAACAATTTTGCAGCAGTTTGAATATCAAAGGTGCTAGCATCGCCGCCCAGATCTTGACCAATAAACCAGCCTGTGTAAGCTTCGCGGCTAGGAACCTGCTTAAGTGCTGGTCCAACCGTGGTTGGGGCGGAGCTATCTGCGATAGGAAGTATAACACCAAAAGCAGAACCTGCTGTGGCGCCGTCGAGACCGAGATCTCTGGCTTCCTGTTCATAGGACTCTCCGAGCCAGTATGCTTTATAAGAGCCGGAATCATAGAATGAACCTTGGCTACTTACCAACTGAGGGTTTGTGTTGAAACGCTTTCTCACGAAAGTTTCTAAGTTATCGTTAAATCCGAATGTAATTTCTTCTTCGATTCCTGTTGTTCGATCGGAAATCAAAGCGGTAAAGTTGTTGTTTGAATCTGATACGATGACAGAACCCAAAGAACAAGTAGTATGGGTTCCTGCGGCTATCTGTGGGTGTGTATCACCCTTTAGACCTATTGATACGGCGTCATTTAAGTACCACACAGCTGCTAGAGAACCGGTTCCTCTTCTGGGCACGGCGTCCGGGCTTCCGGTGGACGCGTCCAAAGCAGAACTACTTGCAAACAGGAATAACCCGTAAGCACCACCATTAGATGTGTCGGAGATATTTGGTTGATCTGTCGTTTTCCAGCCGGCTGTATTATCACCAGAATTAAGC